CTGCTCGAGCGGCAGGTCGACGACGTCCATGGTGATGTCCTTAGAATGCCCGAAAGCGAAATGGGGTCGGATCCCCGTTTCGGTTCAGGCGTGATGGGTCAGGCCCTCAAGCCCTTGTTTCATTGAGGTTGCGCGCAAAGCGAAACGAAACGGGTGTTTTTGCCGGTGTCACTGGGAAACCCTCGCGCCTCGCCCCCCCGAATACGGTTACAAACAGGAGGGACCCGTTCAATTTCAATGGGTTACACGGTGCAACATTTTGAATGGAGACAGTTTTTTCGGAAAACCGGTCACCATTTGCACCGCTTCGAACCACCCAAATCCATCACAAAAACGGGGAGAGACGTCTTCGCAACGCACTCTCCCCATCATGCCTTTCAGATAGCATGGATTTGTTGCAATTGTCGAAAGGAAAAGTGTTGCAACACTTTATGCAGCTGCAGCATTGAGCCGCGCCGCAATCTTGGTCAACGCGAGCTTGTGCTGCCGCCAAGCGGTGCTGCGATCCACGCCCAATTCGTAGGTGATCTCCTTCCAGGGACGGCGGGCCGCTCGCCACCAGATCAGCCGGCGTTCGTCTTCGTCCAGCCACAGCACCCAGTCGAAGGTCTGCTCAAGCCGGGTGATCGCAGAGGTCGAAGGGCGCACACGCATGGGCTCGGGCTCCATCGCGAGGATCTCCTTGTCCGACCGCACGATCTGCGGCCAGGCGTTGAAGTAGCCCTGCACCTTTACCGGAGGCAGCTTACGCAGGGTGCGGAACGCCTCCTCGAAATGATCGGCGACATCCTCTGCCGTCCAGACACGGTCAGCCATGGCGCACCTCCCCACCTTCGACGCGCTTGCCATAAAGCTTCGTGCCGAGCTGTTCGACCAAGGCCCGCTCTGGCCATGTCAGCCGTTGGTCATTCACGCTCACCGCCAGCAATCCCTGTTCGTGCCAGCCATCACGTTTGACCTCTTCGGGCGACCGACGCTGGCCACCATAGCCTTTGGGGTAAATCCTCATGCCACGCCTCCACGGGTCTCGAGGGCCCAGTGCAGGATGGCTATCGCGTCAGCCTCGTTGTCGTCCGCCGGGCTGTAACCACGCGCACGTGCAGCAGCGACCATAGCCTCTTTTGATGCGTTACCCTTGCCGGTGGCATGGCGTTTGATGGTGCCGACCGGGACGCCCTCGTAGGGCACGCCGCGCAATTCAGCCCATGACGTCAAAGTCGCCATGAGTCCGCCGTAGATGTGGCTTGCATCGGTGCCAGCGTGACGGCGCACTTCCTCGAACCAAATCGCATTAATCGGACCGGACAGGCGGTCGAGTTCTGTCAGCCAGTTCGTGAAGCGCAGATAGCGCATGCCGCCGCCGTCATAGCGTCCGGGCCGGAAGCTGGCGGTGCCGGTGGTGATCAAGCCATCGTAGCCACGGATGGCCCAGCCGGTGGTCGTGCCGAGATCGAGCGCAAGGATCGTGCGTGCCGGTTCAGACAGCGACGGCGTTTTCAGGGTTGCGTCAGGATTGACGCTAGGGAGAGTCGGGTTAGCCATGTGCGGCCTCCTCTTCTGGTTGGCTGCTCGGGTGGAAGACGACGGCGGTTGATGCTTGGCGGTACCGGCCGCCGTCGTCGGATCAGAATGCAATCTGCAAGACGTGGTGGACCCCGCGATTGGGCCTGACGTATGGGAGGAGAGGCCAACCCTAGGGGGTGGCCTCCCCATACGTAGTATGGGGGCTTCCTCTTCTTCCTCATCGAGACCATACAAGTATCTGCTTTCATGTGATTTTTCCCCGTTTTTGATGACAGAGGGGTATGACAGAGGCCTCTGTCATATGTCATCGCTAAGGCATTGAATTTATTGAGAATATGACAAAGTCATGAGGATGACAGAGGCCTCTGTCATATGACAAAGTCATTCATCCACCTCCTCCGGATAGACCCAAACAGCGGGGTTCTCGACTTCCCTGGCACGCCCGGAATGGGGACATTTGAAGTGGGTTGGCAGGACCACTTGCCCCTCATCCAAGACCTCGCCAGTCTCCGGATCGATGGTTGGGTCACGCCCGAACCGCATGTCCTCCACAACCAGATAGCCGAAATGCGATCGGGTCGCGGGGAAGCCGAGTTCGGCCAGATCGCGGCGGAATTTCACGAACCCCTTTGTCGCCAGGACACCGAGCCGCTCGCGGATAGTAAATTGACTGCCAAGGCCGCGCTGGTTCTCGAAGGCTTCTCCCAATTGGGTCGAAGTGTAGAGCCGGCCCTCAGCCGCCTCATCGAGGAGAATGGCCAAGATTACGTCGTGCTTGCGGGCCCTTTCAGCATCATGTTTAGCCCCGACCTCGGCCCGAACGAGCCTCTCGTTTAGCGGGTTTTGCTCGACCCACTGACCGTTGACCTTGTCGATGAGCTTGGCCGGGAGTGCCGGGCCGTTACGTAGCTCGATCTCCAGCCTGCGCATGCTGCTGTCCTCCTCGGGCCGGTGCATGAGCAGCCCTGAGGTGTAGAAGCCGCGCAGCGCGCTGGCGCCTGAGAGCGCAAGGAACGGGTCTTCCTTAACCTGCGTCTTCGACGCCTTTCGGGTGTGGTGGGCGAGAATGATACCGGCATCCGGATTGACCGCCTCGCGCAGGGGCTCCACGCGGTCCTTCAGGAAGAACATCATGGCGGTGTTGTCGTTCTCACCGCCCCCTTCAGGGCCGCCATCGAAGAGGTTGCGGATCGGATCGATGACAATGACGTCGGGCGGCGCATCTGGTAATGCAGCACTAATTGCTCCCGCCGCCCGAGCGACGCCCTCGGCATCAAGCAAGATTTGCAGCTTGGGCGTGGCGATGAAGGTATCGCGCGCAGCAGCGATGACGGTGGGCGGCAGCGCGATCTGCTGCATGCGTTCGCGCAGGTAGTGATACTGAATCTCGGCCTGTAGGTAGAACACGCGCAGCGGCCGGGGCGGTATGAAGCCAAGGAACGGCACGCCAGCCGCCATGTGCACGAGCCAGGAAATCAGGAAGTCGCTTTTGCCAACCTTGGGCGCACCGCCCAGCACCAACAGCCCACCCGGAGTCAGAACGCGGGGCGCAATAATGTCCTCGGGCATCGGGCTGGTGTCATCAAGCAGCGCGCCAAGGCTGAAGGATGGTAAAGGACCAGTAGATGTATCGGCACGGGGCAGTCGCAGGAGTGGCGGGCCATTCTTTTTGACATGCAGCGCCCAAAGGCGTTCAGACTCAGCCTGGAGGCGGTCCAGAGGCCACGACGGGCGCAGCATGGCCGCGTTGTAGCCGCAGATGGCCTCCCAGCCCTCGGCTGGCTCAAGGCGGCCTTCGTGCACCAAGCGCACATAATGGCCGATCGCGGCACTGGCGCCCTGAAAGCGTGACCAGTCGTCAACATCACCTTCCCGGACCGATGTGGTCAACACCGCCTCAATAGTAGGCTTGGACGACGCTAAAGGGGCATCGCTCGCAAAACCCACACCGGGAAGCGGCGGCATTTCGGCGACCCGCTCGGCAAAGTCCGATAGGTCTACTTCCACGTCGCGATGTTCACGGATCTGCACAAGCCGCTGGTGGCCATGCTTATGATAGACCGTACCCGGCACCCGGATCGGCTGATGCGCTGAGCGAAAATGCGTGTCGCCACCGACCTTGACGGCGATATCACCGCGCAGACGGCATAGGGTGGCGAGATCATCACCGTCAACAGGTTCCGTCAGTTTCCACCACACATGGAGCTTTGCGGCGCCCTCGGGCGTACGGCCACCGCTTTCAATAACAAGCGTTGGCGCCCCAAGGTGGCGGGTGACATGGTCGAGCTTGGCGGGAATGTCGCCGGCATCAAGGTCAACAACAATGGCCTGCATTTGCAGCACATCAGCAGCACGCGCCTGCCCCTGCTCGGCGACAGTGCCCGGGATGACATAAACAGCCGCGCCCTCGCGATTGGCCCAGGCCGCGAAGGTCGCAAGTTTCTCCGGCGCTGTCGCGTCAGCCGGGATCCAGATATTATGCGGCTTGCCGTCCCGGCCCTGCCCCTTGTCGACAAAGCCCCGGAGCGGGATAAGCCCCTCACACCAGCTGAAGACGGTGTCGAGAAACACGCTGATCTGTCCAGGGTCAGGGTCGCAGCCAAACGGGTTCTCGGATGGTGGGCCGTCGTTGAAGTCCATCCACGGGTTGAAGTGCAAGACGCCGTCATCGCTCATGCAGGCGCCCCCCAACACCGATCTGCCCAAGAGCAAAACCGGCATTCGAAGAAATCCTGATTGACCGTGACCCGTGGCAGAAGCTCGCCGGCATCGGTCGCCTGCAAGATCCGTACACCGCGATCCGACATGCGCTGTGCAAGGTCGGCATCGAAGGGCACAAGCTCGTGGTGAAGCTCGGCCGTGTCCTTGTTGATCGCAGTAAAGAGCGCTGGGTT